ACCGTATCGAGTTCTTATCCGCCCACACCGCGAGATTGGAGCGTTTCTTCATTTATATAATTTTTAATAATTCTGCATGCACTTAGGCTTAAAAAAACATTAAAATTGATAATTCAAAGACCCCCACCTTTGTTTTTAAAAAACAGCTTAAGTGGAAGCCTCGTTTATTAAAAAGTAAGGACAATGAGCGAAAGTATTCAGAAACTCACGCACGTGGAACACATCTTGAAGAGACCTGACTCGTATGTTGGCCCTGTGTCTCGTGTTGGCGAGCAATATTGGGTCAAAGAAGGTGAAGGATTTGAAAAGAAGACTGTCATCTATGCGCCAGCACTTCTCAAGATTTTTGACGAAATTCTTGTTAACGCGATCGACCGTAATTCACTCCATCCGAAACAGGTAACGTCAATCTCCGTCAACATCGACCGAGAGAAGGGTGAAATCAGTGTTGAGAACAATGGACCTCTCGGGGGTATATCGGTAAGGGAACACGAAAAAGAAAAAATTTGGAATCCGGAACTCACGTTTGGGCATCTTCTCACGAGTACCAACTACGATGATTCGCAACAGCGTGTTGTGGGTGGTAGAAATGGGTACGGTGCAAAGCTCGCGAATGTGTATTCGAGTAAATTCTCCATCAAGATCAAGGATTCTGAAAACAAGACGACGTATACACAAGAGTGGACGAATAACATGAAGACGTGTGGAAAGCCGAAGATGCGTAGTTACGCGGGGGCGACCTCGAGTGTCTGCATCACATTCACACCTGACTGGTCGAGATTTGGTATGTCTGCGATGGACGATTACATTTTCAAAATATTTGAAAAGCGGGTCTACGACGCAAACATCTGTACCACACCGGGGTGTAAAGTCAGGTTTCAAGGGGAGGTAATTCCAAAGACGAACTTTGATAAATACGCCAAAATGCACACAAAATCTGATGAGATTTGCATGTTTACATCGAGTATGTGGACTGTATGCATTGCACCATCGGACGATGGGTTTGAACATGTATCATTTGTAAATGGTATATGTACGGCAAAAGGTGGAAGTCACGTGGATCATGTGGCGAATACACTCGCATCGAATATCATCGATGAGATGGCAAAGAAGATCAAGCTTAAACCACAACAGGTAAAAAATACATTCATGGTGTTCGTAAAAGCAACACTCGTGAACCCGACATTCAGTAGTCAGGTCAAATCCGAATGTACGCTCAAACCACAAGAATTTGGGAGCAAATTTGAACCTACGAAGAAGTTCATAAAGGAGATTCTCAAGACGAATGTTCAATCGGAATTGATGGCACTCTCCAAATTCAAGGAAATGAAAGAGCTTCAAAAGACCGATGGCGCAAGAAAGTCTAAAATCACTGGTATCCCAAAGTTGGATGATGCGAACAAGGCGGGGACGCAACAATCTGAAAAGTGTACGCTCATCATCACAGAGGGTGATTCTGCAAAGTCTCTCGCTGTCGCCGGTCTTTCGGTGGTTGGAAGAGATTATTATGGCGTATTTCCACTTCGAGGAAAGTGTAAGAATGTGAGAGACGCGTCCGTCAAACAACTCACAGAGAACAAGGAGTTCAGTGATCTCAAGAAGATTCTTGGGTTGCAGCAGGGTAAAGTGTATACTTCACTGAATGATTTGCGATATGGTCGTCTCATGATTATGACTGACGCCGATACCGATGGGAGTCACATCAAAGGTCTTGTGCTCAACATGATTCATTACTTCTGGCCGAGTTTACTTGACCTAAATTTTGTGGTGAGCATGGTCACACCTATCATCAAAGCGACCAAAGGGTCTCAAACAATGTCGTTCTACACCGATTCTATGTTTAGACTGTGGTATGGAAATGGAAAGTCTGGGTGGAAGATTAAGTATTACAAGGGTCTCGGTACCTCTACATCTGCCGAAGCGAGAGAGTATTTCAAGAATATTGAAAAGCTCACGGTCAAGTTTGACACGGATGAAAAGACGGATGATTCCGTGGTACTCGCATTTGATAAAACAAAGGCTGATTCTCGTAAGACGTGGCTCTTAGAAAGCACCGAAAAGGAGAGTTCGGAGCTTGAAATCCCATATGGAAACGTTGAAAGAATCAATATCACAGAATTCATTCACAAGGATCTGGTAAATTTCAGTCTTGCGGATTTGAAGCGATCCATCGCACACGTGTGTGATGGTCTCAAGCCTTCTCAAAGAAAGGTCATGTACTCGTGCTTCAAGAAGAATTTGACGAATGAAATGAAGGTTGCGCAGTTGGCTGCGTATGTCGCAGAAACATCGGCGTACCATCACGGGGAGGTGTCTCTCGCAGATACGATCGTAAAATTAGCACACAATTTTACGGGTTCAAACAATATCAATCTCCTCGAACCATGTGGTCAGTTCGGTACGAGACTCATGGGTGGTAAGGATGCGAGTCAAACGAGGTACATCTTTACGAAGCTCACGAAAGATTCGAGAAAACTCTTCGATTCACGGGATGATGCGGTACTCAAATACCTTGACGACGATGGGCGTCCGATTGAACCTGAATATTATGTACCGATCTTACCGACCGTTCTCATTAATGGAACAGAAGGCATCGGTACCGGTTTCAGTTGCTATGTTCCGCCATTTAACCCGAAAGACATCTGTGAGAACATAGAACGGGCTATTTCTGGACAGTCTCTCAAGGAGATGAAACCGTGGTTTGATAAGTTCAAAGGTCGTGTTTTCAAGAATGAGGATGGTCTTTGGATTACAGAGGGTGTGTGGTCAGGCAACAGCACGGGAACGAATCTCAAGATTACAGAACTTCCACCGGGTCGTTGGACACAGGACTACAAGGAATACTTGGACGGACTCGCAGAGAAGAAGGTCATCTCCGGATTCGTGAATAACAGTACGACTGAAAATGTGGATTTCACAATCACGGGATACAGAGGGAAGAATCTCATCAAAGATTTTAAGCTCCAAAAATCGTTTCACGTGAGTAACATGCACTTGTTTCATCCAATCAAGGGTATCAAGAAATACGAAAGTCCAGAAGACATTTTGATTGATTTCATCGAAGTGAGAATGCACACATACAAGAAACGAAAGGAACATCTCATCGCTGTTCTCAAAGAGAAGGCCAAGAAGCTTGAGAATATGTCTCGTTTCGTGGATGCGGTGATTAACGAGCGTATCACTGTCTTCAAGAGGAAGAAGAGTGATCTCGAAAGTGAAATTTCAAAATCGCACGATAAAATCGATGGGTCATATGACTATTTGCTCAACATTAAGACATACCAATACACGAAAGAGGCTGTACAATCACTCATGGAAGATACACGAAAAGCGACCGAAGAATTGAAGATACTAGATGCGACCACACACTTGGACATGTGGAAATCGGATTTAAAAATATATAAGCAATAAGTAGTATGTGTGATAGATCCGGACCAGACACCGGTGCCGCACTTTGTTTGACCGCCATAGGTGGTCAGGACACATATCTTCTGGACAAAGAATCACTCTTTAAATATGATCCAAAACAACATTCCGAATTTAGAAAATTTCATAGGAGTTTTAATATAAATAAGCCATCTAATGCTTCACCAAAATGGCCATTTGGCGAAACCGTGAAAGCGTCATTTAATCCAATGAACATGGGTGATCTTTTGTGTAACATGTACATACGAGTGAAGTTACCAGGTCTATCGAATACAAATTATAATTATGCCGATAAAGTGGGCAAACACTTGTTCAAAAGTATCACAATGCGCGTAGACGAAACCGTCATTGAAATATACAAAGATGACATAGGATTCATTTATGATGAATTATATTTGGATCACGCAGAGCACATTAGTAGAGATTACACAGATAATAGATTTTTAAACCGAGAAACTATAGTATCAAATGAGCTCAAACCATTAAGACTCAACGAAACATTTGTCTATGTACCCATACCATTCTTTTTTTCGAGAAGGTACGAGTCTTCGGATTACGAAACAAACGTTCACAATCGTCCATACTTTCCTTTGTGTGCTATGAACAAACAAAAGCTTGAGTTCGATATAGAATTCAGACCACAAACATTTTTTACGGATGAACCAAATGATTTAACTTTGTCAGGATTTGATATAGTGACAGAAGAAATAGTAGTCACACAAGAAGAAAGATTGTTTTACGCGTCTTCTAAGTATGAAATGATAACCGATATATTTCACACACACCCCAAATCTGATACGGAACCTGGTAAGGAAAAATTCAAAATTGAACTCGCTCCACAGGGTCGAGTAAAAACGCTCCACTTCTTCTTCAGAAACAAGTTATTTGAAGATGAAACAATTGCGAGTAACGCGCTTGTATCAGGTAATAGTTCAGACGTTACCCAAAACACACATTATTATCACAATCGTTTCAATTGTACACCATTCCCATCATACCTGAAATCAAATGATTCATTATCAGATGACGTAGCGATAAACGCGAAACTCGTAATAAACGGTGAAGATTTACCAAACATAAACAACCCAGATTCACATTATTATAGGTATCTCACCACATTAAATCACAAATTCCATGGGACGCCTAGAAATATATACACATATAGCTTTTCTATGAATCCACGTAACGTAGATCCATCGGGGAGTCTCGACTTTACCAATATCAAAAACAATAGAACCACTCTCGAATGTACTCTCAACCCGTATCACGGCACAAACGATGAATTTACGTGTCATATATACTACTCAACCTACACCACTCTCACCTTTGAGAATGGATATCTCAGTACAAGAGTTGAACCTTTATCGTATTCAGCTAACGTAGGCGAATACGGTACAGGGGATTTAATGGATGGAGACGAACTTGTTTTGAGACAAGATGGTGGAACCATGATGATTGCATCATTTCCCGAATAGAGCGTCTTTGTGCTCTTTTATGTAAGAAATAATACCATTCTTAATACACCACTTGATGAAATTGAGCTGTGCAACAGTCGTATTAATTTCATCAGTTGTACCAGGTATATTATACGAAATTTTATCTGATCGACAAAATGGGTCGAATAATTTTTTGCTATATCCGTCGAGTGTCGATTTGTAAGCACAATGTACACTGAAAATCTTACCATCGGTTGTTTTATACATCAAGTTCGTTTTCTTGGAATAGTTCGTGATGAACCATTCCAAATTTCTAAGGGAGATACCACCCGTCTTTGAAAGAATTTGCGAGAGCGTCCTTCCATTTTCGGGGGTACCGTAAAATGTATCGATTGAATTTAGTAGGATATCCGATTTCCTCATATTACATCATACGCCTCAAGTCTCTAAATTGGTTACTAGATGAAGCCTCACATGCCGGGCATCCGAGTTTAAATAAGGGTGGGAATGTATGATTGTGTCTCAATACATTCGTATTTACTTTCACGGGTTCATGAAGTTTGTTAGATGTTGCATGTGATAAACAAAATCCATCCTGGCTCGCCTTTCTCGTACAGGGCTGTCCACCCTTCTTAATACCTAAACAATACCCACCCGGATTAGGCATATCCCGTAGCAAAAGCTTGAGTGGTATATCATGAATAGTGGATATAGTCTGTACATAAATTAACATGCGTTCATGGCATGCTTTCTCTACCTCATCATTGAATACCCTGTTTAGATTATCAGAAACCCGCATACCCTTATTATAGTATAGCGCCTAATTTTTAAATGGGAGTTCGTCGAGAGGTGTCTCTTTTTTCTTTTTTGGTCTTCTTTTAGGTTTAATTTTGGTCAGCAGTTCACCAAAAATTTCTTCCTTCGGGTCCTCAAAAAGTGGCTCAAGTAGATCGCACACCGGATTGATGAACTTATTCATGAAATAGTACTCATAGTCAACGGGTACATTGTTATCTTTCGCATACTTGGGATCTTCCGATTTTTCAAATGCCCTTGCTTTTGGATCTTCAGTCTTCACGAGAATGTAAGGCACACGATCACCCGACTGTGGCTCAGAGCCGGGTTGTCTTTCGCGCATTTTTCGAACCACCTGAACGTGTGCTTGGTTGATATCCACAATACCCGGACTATTTATAGACACACTATTCCCCTTGACCTTGTAGGAATCAGACAAGCCCTGTGAAAGTGTGAGCTTTTCGTTGGGAACATCCCCTTCAATGAGTTCAAGAGCTCTTTGAAGTGCGAGTGCTTTCGGTGGCTCGGTATCGTTACTTTCAAGCACAACATCCAAAAGCTCTTTACAAACTTCGCGCACATGTGCCGTGTTATCCCGTCTCACGAGCTGAAGACCCTTTACATCAATGTAATCCATATTCATTTTTCCATCTTTTCCTTGTGTCCAAAGTTTAGCGGCATAACGCTTCTTACTGTAGAGAAAATAGGGCCAATAAACCTTCTCGAGTTCCAAATTATTTGGTTTTTTGAAGAGTGCAGTACACTCTTCGGCGGCGCGCTCACCGATTTCCCAACTGTATTCCACAGCTTCTATACCTTTGCGGTCACCCACATCGAATTCGACCATTACACTATCCGTGTCGCCGTACCTTACTCTTGAACCCGGGAAGTTCTTTTCCACGTACTCCTTTGTTTGGTCAATCATGCTACGACCCTTCGTCGTCACAGTCGACGCGATATTTACACATGGAAGGATACCCTTCGATGCGCCTGTAAACCCGTACACGGAATTCATACTAATTTTGTAAGCGAGCTGCTTACCATTGTACATCGCTTGGAGTGCACCGGTTGACGCCGCCATATCCTTCTTCGCTTGTTTTCTGAATTGCTTCAGTTCGATGAGAATACTCGGTAAAAGCGTTGGAACCCCTTGTGCGAATTTACACATGCGTCTTGTGGGTGGTTGCCCTTCGACCTTACTCGGAACCGGAATCTCAAAGGTTTCATATTCAATACCCGGTACATTTTCATATTTTGGATCCATCACGAGACTCGAATAACACAGGTTATGTGCCATCATGATTGAAGGATACAGGGCTTCAAAATCGAGAGCAGTAATCGGTTTATAGTATGCACCTTTTTGTGCGTCGAGAACCGTCGCACCTTCATACCCTTGTTCGGCGAGTTGACCATACTGAATCGTGGGTACCATAAATCCCATTTCTCGAGCCTTCTTTGTGAGCTGACTAAACACTTTGATTTGTTGGCCTCTTTCTACGAGAAAACACAGGGGCACCCATGTCGCCTTAGCCATCTCTAGAAGATTAATCAGGATACACAATTTAGATAGAAGACGATGTGGAAGAAGGGTATCCTTTATACAATACTCAGCAACTTCCCGTAATTTCACGGGGTCACCTTCCTTGTAACGGGCAAACATCTCCTTTGCGGGCATATCAATTTTATTGTCACCGAGATACAACTTAGATACATTATCCAATTTATACGAGTCAAGTTTGTAACCCTTTTTGACCTCATGAAACAAATCGAAAATGAACCGACCCGGCATACTCACAAGTTTCAGGTCGTTGTCACCCAAGGCACTCGAAGACAGTTTCTTGAGTTTAAGTTCGCAATTGTGTCCACGTAACTTACTCAATTGAAAAAATTTCAAATTACACTTCGTGACGATTGCGCGTTTCATGAGATACTCAAGATCAAAACCAAAAATGTTCCAGCCAGTAATGATATCAACATCCTTTTCGTGTAAGTAGTCTCGGAATGCTTCGAGCATTTCCCGTTCAGTAGCATACGAAATTACATTTGAACCTTCAAGATCTGGATCTGTGTTTTTGTAACACAAGCATGTTTTATCATAGGGTTCGTCACTCCCAAATTTACACAGGGAAATTGCAATTTGAAAACACGCGTCACCTTCGATATCAGCATCTGGAAATTTACCAGTTGAACTGTTACACTCGATATCCACGGATGCAACCACAAATGGAGCTGTTTCTGGATTTTCGACCGGTGTGAGTTTCCTCCAATTCTTACATTCCAGATCGATGTCAACATGCGCGTTGTGAGCGGAGTAGCACTCATCACCACTGTCCAACCATCCAGTTGACTGAATACCGGTTCTATGCATGAGTCGTAAAACTGGATCCAAGTTAGATTCATACATCTTGAGTTTAATCGATTCATCTGGCAAAGGCCGTCTTAATCTACCAGCAACCATTCGTCTCGCAGCAAGATTCTTGAAGAACAACTGGAGGTATGGAAATTGCTCATTATTCTGAAACCCCCAAACATCCTTACGGTGAATCGTGTTGTAACTGGAGAGACAGCCAGGACACGCCTTCTCGATTTTGTTGTATATGATTTGTACCCTTTGTTGGGTGACATTTCTTGGGAGCTTCACAAAAAAATAAGGTGTGAACGCAGTTGTGACACACACAGATTTACCCTCTTTTGTTTTTCCAAAGATGCTGATCAAGTGCTCGTCATCTGTGTCTTTCGTCTCCCAGGTGAGTGCTTGAAAGACAACCATACTTCGTTATGTACCCAAAATTTTAATATCATTTAATAATAATTATGTCAGCTGCACTTGTCGATCTCGTTTCAGTCGGGGCTCAGGATGCCTATATAACCGGCGAACCACAAGTGAGTTTTTGGCGCCAGAACTACAAACGTTACACAAACTTTGCTATTAAACCCGAACGTATGGATTACATCGGCACTTTCAACGGTGGGAGTGAAGTGGTGGTACCAATTCGATCTAAGGGTGACCTGTTGAGTTACGTGTGGATCGAAAACCCAAATATTTCCAATGTCGGTGTAAACACGGATGGTTTTCACTCGATAGATGATACGTCGGTGACCGAATTCAGCCTACACATCGGAGGCCAAGAAGTTTGCCGCATGGATTCCTTGTATGTGCAGGGTGTCCACAATGTTGTCCTCAGAGAGGGACAATCGAAAGCTTCGTGTGCGGTCACTACCGCCGAGGTATCCGATAACGCGAAGGGTGTCGGTGGGTCCGCCGGGGACCATTACATAATCCCATTCTTCTTCAGCGAAGACTGGACCAAGTCCCTCCCTCTCGTTGGCCTCCAATACCACGATGTTGAATTGCGAATCAAGTGCCGTTCGGGTTTGGGTAACTTGAGTGCGGCACCAAAGATTTATGGTATGTATGCCTATTTGGATACTGCCGAACGCGAACATTTCACAACTCAAGAACACGAACTCCTCATTACCCAAACACAATACCAGCCAGTTACCAAGACTGATACGTCGATTGATCTTACCTATTTCAATCACCCAGTTCAATCGCTTCACTTGACCACATCCAATGTGTCTGGTACCGGTTGGGTGAGTGATTACAGCTTCGACAAGGCGTCCCTTTACATCAATGGCTTGGCGCTCTTCGAAAACATGTCCAATACCTTCCATCACAACGTCGTCCATGAAATGCACACGACGAGCCTCGCGCCATCTTCGATCGATGCACTTCCATTGTTCTCGTGGCCTTTCTGCCTTACCATGAACCGCTCGCAACCAAGTGGGAGCCTGAATTTCTCTCGAATCGACAATGCGAAATTGACCATTCAATCTCCAAAGTCCGATGCCAGAGAAGGTTTATACAGGGTATATGCGGTCAACTACAATATATTACGCATAAAAGATGGTATGGCCGGAATTGCATTCTCGAATTAATTCCCAGAAGAACCAAACCCACTTTCTCCGCGTTGCGTTGATTTTAATTCACTCACTTCTTCTATGAGAGGCGTTTCACATCTCTCTAAAATCATTTGGGCGATACGATTCCCCTGTTTAATGACGAACGGTTCACTCCCGTGATTAAATAGGATAACTTTCAGTTCACCGGTAAAATCGGGGTCTATAACTCCAGCACCCGTTTGTATGCCGTGTTTGAGTGTGAGACCGGATCTCGGTGCGATTCTACCGTACACACCCGGTGGTAGACACGCGCACACACCAGTGCTCACGAATGCTCGTTCCATCGGAGGAACTATGATTTCCTCCATACTATATAAATCGTAACCTACCGAACCCGGTGATGTTCTCGTTGGTATGGTAGCATCGGGGTATAGCTTCTTAATTTGAAGACTCATGAACTACACTCGGGTTAAATCTTTATATTTATATAATGTATATGTCGCCAAATTCCGCGCGTCAAAGGGAAGTTACAAATACGATCAAACAATTGACGACTCTTAACGATGAAGTTAAAAAATTAAAAAATAGTATACGTAAGGCAAACGATAAATTGGAAAAAAATAAAAATAACTCGTCATCTAAAAATTACAAAAATCTACTAAAAACAAGAGATGGATATAAGAACAAATTAAAAAATTATAATCAATTGAGAAAGGATTATTTAAGCCTCATATGTTCCCAAAACATGATTAACGAATTAAATAAAAGGATAAAATTCGGTGAAAATTTCTTAAAATGCCCTTCCAGACGCCCAGAAATACCACCACACATGGTACGTGAACTCAACCGTGTATTAAAAAAAGATGTAAACGACCTCAGAAACGAATTAAGACGCGCGAATAGTAAACGCGCATCTACGAGTGGTAGAAATTAACAAAAGCTTAATGAAATAAAGTACATGGTATAGATTACTACATATGTCGCAGATATGCAGAACATACATATATCTTTGAATAAAATCGAGTACGCCATGACAGTCATAGAGTACAATTTATGTAATAACACGGCCATTTGTGTATATTTACCATTATTTGTAGCTAAGACACCACCGGAAAAAGCCAACATAGATATAGGCACCACTGTAAACACGATTGTTTGTGCAAATGCCATAATAGCAAAAAGTTGTGCTATAAACAACATTTTTATGAAAAACCATACCGATCCATTTAATACACGGTATGTTGGGGTTATTTCTATGATTGTAGGTTCTTCTTCGTATATGTGTGCCAAGCATATGGATTTATCAGGATTACGTACCAATTTCCATATGTTTCCCATTCTTATTTCTATTTGCTCGTAGCCTCTCTAAGCGGGATTTTTCTTTGTTCGGGAACACTGTGAGTTGATTTACCCGTCCATCGAGATACACTTGGCCATGATTCTTAATTCGATCACATTTCAATACTTGATTCACACGCACTATGTTTACGCGCACCATTCGAGATTTCATCATTTTACTGTGATGCACCGCGAGTACGGCCGCGTCTCGCGTTGTTTCACGTGGAGTGAGAACACCTTCGTAACATATTATCACGTGGGAACCAGAACCACCATCAACGTGTACCCACCATTCATCAGGGAAACTCGATTGTGTGAGCGCGTCGTTATCTTTCGCATTCTCACCTACTTTTATGAGAATGCCGTCAAGGGATCTATACGAGTACATGGCAAATATACGAGATATATTTTTATATAGATTACATTACTTTAAGGATACAGAAAATGATCTATCCGATGTCTGTTCGATGTGATTGATTTTAAGATTTTCAAGTCTTTTAATCATTTTATTCGCGTGCTTTTCTGTTATGATCACACACGTTTCAGATAGAATGTGCCCATTGTGTTCTACTAACAGGGGGCCATTCGTACCGACTGTATATTTAATGAGATTCAACATTTTGAGTTAATATTTAGACCTACCCATTTGACTTAGGCAAAAAAAATAGAAAAATGACATTGAATTTGTTGTGTTACAAAAGCAAAAAACTAAAAAGTAAATTATTATATATGCACGTCGTTGTCAAGCCAAGCCCAATAGCCACACGAAAATACAGGGTACTGCTCCCAAATAAAAAGACGTTCGATGTCGGGTCTCTCGATTCTCCAGACTACACGGATCACAAAAATCCGCATATCATGCGTGCACATCTTCTTAGAAGGGGGGCACAAATATCAAGAGAAGTACAAATCGAAACAGACCTTTATGAAATACACAAGGGTATGCTCTATGCGGTTACCAGCACGGAAGAGAGTTGGGAAGATCCCTTTCGTGCGGGGTTCTGGGAAAGATGGCTTCTTTGGAGTTACCCAAACGTAAACCAAGCGAAGTTATGGATGGCGATGCAAAAAAATATTCGGTTCATGCCCGCAGAAGAAATGATGTGGTTCCTTGACGAGGACGAGAAATATTAAACACCCGTAGACCCAAAACCACCGGCACCGCGTTCCGTCTCCGACATTTCAGTGATTTCCCGAACATACGGCGTTTCACACCTTTCCAAGATGAGTTGTGCAATTCTGTCTCCCTTCTTAATCTCAAACGGAGCATCACCGAGATTAAAAAGAGCGACCTTAATTTCGCCCGTGTAATCGGGGTCAATCACACCCGCACCCACGTGGATACCACGCTTCACGGTGAGACCAGATCTCGGGGCAACACGTCCATAGACCTTCATTGGCAGAACAACTGCGATCCCCGTCCCGACAAGAAGGCGACCACCATGTTGGATACTGCAATCTTCCACACTATACAAATCATATCCAACAGCACCAGCAGAACCACGAGTCGGAACAATAGCATGTTGAACGAGTCTCTTCACCCGAAGTTCTGAAAACATTTAATTATAAGGGTAATGTAATCTTTATCTCAATTAAGGAATACACGACCCATTTAATAAATGTGGAGTATTCACAACGCGGTCGTGAGAGCTACATCTGAACCGAAAACAGATTACGGTAAACTCAAAAGGAAAATAAATCGTACGACACTTGGATATGGTAGCGCACTTACGACCATGTATTTCATCACACAAGGTGCTGAACAGGGGGTTTCTTCATCTTTGGGTGTGATATCTTCATTCGTGTACCTATCTTTGTTAGAAAGACATGTCGATAACATTGAAAATTCACCATTTCAAAAACAGTTAATGGCACCGATTGGAACTGCTGTGTTTGAAACTATATGGAATAGCGCACCGTTCGCATTTGATTTTGATTACGGGGCCACGTTTGTTGGATTTCTCACGTATAAATTAGCACTCTTGAGCGTGATATACGATGAAGTACGGAAAATGCTTTTATCAGAAGAGGAAGGGTAATAAAATGTCAGGGTATATCAAGAATGTCCGATAATCGTGTACTATTATATGGACAAAATGGACCCGGTCTTAATAGGAATTTTGCATACAACTCAAGCTCAAACAATAACAATAACTCGAACTCAAATTCGGACCGAACGGTGGAGCGCCGCCGTGATATGATCCGTTTGGAACGAGATGCCGATAATTTCATCCATCGATTATTTGGTGGTGGTAACAATAACGTTAGACGTCGATTGTTTAATGATAACAATGCTCCCCCGAGTCCGGGTAGGAAACCGAAAGCCGTGAATGTTTCAAAGTATGAAAAAATGTTGAAGAATCTTGAGAATAAAAACAAAAACAAAAACGCCAAAAACAATAAACCCAATAACGAAAACAAAAACGTGGTTTCGTGGTTAAATAGCAGTATGGCAGACGCCAAGAAGAATAAAATTCCCAAAAATAAGCGGGTCTTCCTCTTAACGGATATGACAAATAATGGCAAGATTAAACAGGTGTGGGATCGCCGATTTCTTAATGGATTAATTGAATCAGCTGAAACTCTCCCAGTGTCGCGCCGTCGAGAAGTACGAGAAAATAACGACCCGTTCTTCACATCTCCACTGACACGAAAAAAGTTTAGTAAGAATGACATCAAGGCGTATCCACCCACAGACGCGACAAAAAAGATGATAAATCGAATTATGAATCTCGAACCAAAAGTCAATAAAATAATGAAAATTAAGAATAAGGATTATTTAGCGCGGTCAAACATATTGGACACTATAAAGAGTGGTATAAGAAAAGGTGATATAACAACCGAGAAACAAATAAAAGACCTTGCTTTGATATACGAAGTTACCGGCAGGGAAATGCTCATTTCTGGACACAAAAAGGATGGCGATTACTATACGGCGTATATAAAAATAAAGTTCAAACCTCATCACATGAAATTTATGAAAAATGCATCCTCTATTGTTTCTATATTATATGACACCGCCGGTGGGTTGTTGCCCCGAACTCCCGCGCGAGCGATAGTCCCCCTCTATAAATTACCAGAGATGGCGACTAAATATTTGTCAGAATTTGAAAAATATTTTGAGCAACCATTAAATATGCGCCCAAATAATAGTAATTCAAAAAAGGAAAATCAAAGGAAAATACTTCAACAGAGGAGGGTCATTAGGCGTGTATTAAGACGAATAGTCTTTACCGGTCATATAAATCACGATCGCAATTCGGTCATGAAAGATATAAACGGATTAACAAATGTCAATTTACGAAATAAACTCGGTGAGTACTATGATTGGTATGAGTTAGTGAGGAATGCTAGTTCGTAAGTATTTAGTTCTTTGATTCATTACATAATTAGTGTTTTATTTAACGACGCGTCTGGGACCGATGTTGAGACGACCCAAGTTCTCGTCTCGTGGAATATTGTTAATAGCATTCAGTTGCCACATCAATCTGTCGATCGATAACTCCCGGATTTCACCGGTCGCGATGTATTCGTCGATCTTGTTTGCGATACCTTTGCCGATACCCGGTACTTTGCGGGGTCCTTGTGAAATCTCGGTACCATTCGTGACTTCAAACGTAAGTTTGCGAATAGCATCGGCGGCCTTTTCGTACGTTTCACTCTTGTGAAGGTTTTCCTGCACCTGCGCGAGTAATTCCAGTTTATCAGCGATGTTGTCATTCGTAACGAATGTACAAGAGTTTCCAGTTTCAAGAAATTTGTCTATCCTTTGAATGATACCCTTTCCAATACCATTCACATGAGAGATTTGTTCACCGCTGGTTATCTTTGCAGGCCACCCGTGAATCATGTTAGCGGCGTGTCGATACGCGTGTTTCTTGTATTTGTTTTCTTCTCGATCGGCGAGTTCATCAAAGGCCTTCACCAGGTCAGGGTTGTAACAGACAAAGAAGTCGTCGTCATTGACGTCCGAATCAGCTTCGTATTCGGAGTCGGTCTCGGAGTCAGACAATGGCGTGTATTCATCGGGTTCATACTCAGAATCGGATTCATAAGGTTCGCCGCCAGTTATTTGTGCCATTGTACTACTGTCTGAGTCAGATACGACAGATTCATCGTCGCTCACTTGAGCGTAGTGGAGCATGCTTTCATACTCAAGAATAGCCTTTTCTTCTTCGCATTGTTGAAGAAGCTTTCTGAGAGCGGCGTTGTCCTTTTCAAGGTTGGAAATGTAGGTAGCGATGGATTCAGCGTTCATGTTTGATTGAGTCAATTGATTATTCAGGGTGGTCGATATGACTTAGGTACTTTTTTTGTGTGTGTATTTTAAGATGTCTGGTAGACCCACAAGAACTACAAGGGCGCCAAATAGACTCACTACTCAGGTACCCAAGACTACTAAAAAGACTACAAAGAAGACTACCAAAAAGGTACAAGCACCCAAGACTACTAAAAACACGCAAGTTGTGTCAAAAAACAATAAAACTACAAAATCACCTAAAACGCCATCCAATTTCAATAAACCC